AATGTTAGGATCTGGAGTTGGATACAATATTCAAAGAGAGCATATACAAAAACTTCCTCCTGTTAACTCCAGCTTTGCTACTCCTACTCGTGTGGATAGCAACGACGCTGACTTTATCGTTCCTGATTCTCGTGAGGGATGGGTTCAGTTGCTTGGTAAGACTCTTAAGGCAGCTTTCCTCAGCGATAGTAAAACTACTTTTACGTATTCTACTATACTAGTACGAGGTAAAGGTTCTCCTATCAAGGGCTTTGGTGGCACTGCTTCAGGTGCTGAGGATTTATGTTGGGGTATTGCTAAGATTAGTGAAATCTTGGAGAAGAGAGCAGGTAGACAGTTACGCTCTATTGACTGCCTCGACATCATGAATATTATCGGTGCAGTAGTAGTTGCTGGTAATGTAAGACGCTCTGCTCAGATTGCTATTGGTGATCCTGATGACGTTGAATACTTGCTGGCTAAACGGTGGGACATGGGTAACATTCCCTCGTGGAGAGCTATGTCTAATAACAGCGTAGTATGTAACGACTTCAAAGATCTACATGAGTATTTCTGGGATGGGTATGAAGGCAAGGGCGAGCCTTATGGTTTAATTAACCTAAAGCTTAGCAGAAAGATTGGAAGACTGGGAGAGACTCAGTATCCTGACCCTAAGGTGATGGGTTACAATCCTTGTGCTGAGCAGTCCCTAGCTCCTTATGAGACTTGTTGCTTAGCTGAGATATATCTATCGAATGTAACCAGTAAGGAAGAATTCGTAGACATCTGTAAGCTATTATATCGAATCAATAAGCATAGTCTCGCATTACCCTGCCATCTCGAAGAGACTGCAGATATTGTGCATAGTAATATGCGGATGGGCATCGGAGTTACTGGTGTCTTGCAAGCAAGTGATGAACAACGTAGCTGGTTATCTGAAGCTTATGAAGAGTTACGAGCTTTCGATAAGGAGTACAGTGCTAAGCATGGCTTTCCTGAGTCAGTAAAACTTACCACTGTTAAACCTTCAGGTACTCTGTCGTTACTTCCAGGTGTAACTTCTGGTTGCCATCCTGCTTATTCTAGACACATGATTCGTAGGATTCGTATCGCAGCAGACCACGCTTTAGTACAAGTCTGTCGTGATCATGGTTATCCTGTGGAGTATCAACGTAACTTTGATGGTAGCGAAGATCACAGTACAATGGTAGTTAGCTTCCCATTCTGCTATCCAGAGGGAACAAAGCTTGCTGCTGAGATGACTGCGATTGATCAGTTAGAAGTTGTGAAATGGTTACAAGCTCATTGGTCAGACAATAGTGTTTCCTGTACAGTGTATTATCGTAAGGAAGAACTACCTGAGATTAAGAAGTACCTTGCTAAGAACTACAAGAACAATCACAAGTCCTTGTCTTTCCTGCTACACAATGAACATGGATTCCATCAAGCACCTCTAGAGGAGATTACTAAGGAGCAGTATGATGAGCTAGTCGCTAAGACTCGGTTGATTACTAAGGTAGATGAAGCAAACTTTGATGGGGGGGACGAGTGTGCCAGTGGTGCATGTCCAGTTAAATGAAGATTGAACTGCTAAGCTTGACTGAGAATGAGGATGGGTCTGCTGATATGGAAGTAGAACTAGACGAAGAAGCTAAGACTCTTCTCATTCAGGTTGGCTTAGAAGCCCTGATCACCAGAGCAATTGATAAATACAAGGAAGAATCAAATGAGTCTTGAACTATACTTTCTCACTGGATTTATGGTAGGCTTTGAGTACGTCGCTGAGTATGATGACTGTCGACATCTAATCGTAGACGTAGGAATATTTAGACTACTGTTTTCTTTTGAGCTGTAACTTAAGAGCCCTCTTCGGAGGGCTTTTTATTTCCCGTTCGGGTTATTATGCTTATAATTTGTGCAGATGTAAGAAAAAGTTACCGATCGGGTAATTTTGTAACATTTTGTAGGTAAGTATTAATAAGTACAGACATTATGTTACACAAAATTCCTAGTACCAGCTTTATCAATAATCAAGGCTTGTCTTCTGGGTTTATCAGCAGTGCCATTAGGAACGCTTAGATGAGTCCAGGAGCTGAATTCTTCGATGATTTGATCAAAGGGTATATCCGAAGCAATGCAAGCCTCTACGACCTGTTTAGGGGTCATTCCTGGGACTCTGATATCAGCAGCACAACCTATCCTATGTTGGCTAGTGTCCTTGCTACCGACAGAGTCATTGACTGGTTTAGACCTAAAGCCTGAGTTAATCATAACAGGCTTACCTAATAGTGTTCTAACCTGCTCAAGCAAAGCTGCTAAGCGAGTTAAGTTAGCAACCTCACTGGCATTAGGGGTATTGTCTAAGTTCTTACGCTCAGCTACTTCAGAGTGGGTTAGTTCTTCTAAGGTAAAGTTAGGGCTTAGGTTCATCTTTACCTTTCTTCATATCCATTATCTTCTCCAGCGTGCGTCCCCCGAAATAGAAGGACATAATCAACATTCCCCATTGACCTAGCAGTTCAACATAGTTGTTGTTTACTTCTATATCCCATGCGGACATCGTAGCAAAGGCAGAATAGACCAAGAGAATAAACACTAACGTCATAGGTCTTATGTTCTTAGACAGCCAGCTATCACTAGCCATGTCTGCTTCTTGACGCTTTGTGAGTTCTTGTGCCTCAATATTATCAGCGTTTAACTCAGCAAGCTTTCCTTCTTGCTGCATCTGTAGTAGTTCTTTCTGAGCCTTTGCTTTAGCTTCTGGATCAGGAATAAATTTATCTAGGACTTTCATCCCAACATCGAATAGTGCCATCAATGGTAACATTATTGTTTAACTCCCCAGGTTAGATACCAAGCAATGACCGCAGCCACTGCATAGCACATGAACATTGCTCTACGAACCTTTGCCAAATCTTGTTTAAACTCTCTAGTAAGTTCATTGTCTTGTTTCTCTATTTTTTGTTTAATGGATTCGATTTCATTCCAGCGTTTAGCTCCATGCTTTCTAATGAAATCAGCTTTGACTTTAGCTTCTTCGATACGGATGGTTTCTTGACGTTGCCATTCCATCATTGCTCTCTTGAAGTACTGCTCTTTAAAGACCTGAGCTTCTCGTATCTGTCTCTTACGCTCTAAATCTTTCTGCTGTGCTACTGCTGCAGCGTCCTTCTGTACATCGGTAATGCTTTTAGTAATGGACTTACTAGCCTCACGACTAGCATCCATACTACTTGTTACAGATTTTGCTCCTTCGATAAATCCAAATTGATCTGACATGATTCATTTTTCTTTTTTCCTGCGAGTTTCACGAGCTGCTTCAATACGATCTAATTCAGTAGTGTATTTTTCTAAAGCTGCCTCAGCGTCTAGAACTTCTCTAGTTTTTTCTTTCTTAGCTGCTCTGTTAATAAATCCTTTTAGAGCATTAATATCTTGTTTAATCTTCATTGCACTCTGATACCCAGCATCATCATATACAACATCATATACACGAATACCAGTTAAGTACTGTGCTTCACGTTGTTCCTCAGGCAAATCGATACGAGTCTCACGAGGAGTAAAGCCTAAGATCCCAGGAGTTGTAGTAACTTCTTTACTAACTGGATCTACTGATCGTGTACCAAATACACCGCCAGGATTAGCTCTATCGATTTCATTGAGCATAACGATATTAGATAATAACTTAGCTAAATGTACAGGCATTTTCTGCCCTAACATATCAGCAGTCTGTCCCTTAAATTCCTCAATGTTCTTACGACGGAAGAAATCATAGTTAGACATGTATTCCACAGGAGCTTTTAGCAAAGGAGATACTCCTCCTAAAGCTGTAGAAATTGTGCTTGATAACTTACCACGCTCTGTCATAGGAGCATTCGTCTCTGTGTCTAAGAACTTAGTAAATGTAGTTAGATCAGAGAAAGGAATTAAGTTCTGTAATGTAATTGCCTTAGCAGTTCCAGGTACAGCAGGTTCTCCTAAGAACTTCTCAGCACCGTAGATAGGCATAGCTGATCTGATATAATCAGGAACATCTTCGATATCAGGCACATCAGTTTCAAACTGAATATTCTCTCTAGCTAAGTTAAGCTTATTCACCTTATCTGGATGACGTACAAGAGCTTCTAATTGCAGAGGTAAGTTCTTACGTGACCATGTATAGAAAGGCATGAGACGCTTAAGAGTGCTACGCTCAAATGGGCTTAGATCACCGTAATCAAAGAGGTACTTACGCACTTGCGAAGCAGCCTCATCAAAGTTCTTTCCTTTATTTAAGGAGTCAATGAACAAAGCAATACGAGCATTGTCTTCAATAGTCTGACCTACTTTAAAACCACCACGAAGGATTGGATTCTTAGTAGATAATGTAAAAGGATTATAAGAACCTCCTTTTAATACGTCTTCTACAGTCCTAGTGATGTCTCCTGAGTACTGCCCTTCACCAAAGATACCACGAGTAGCCATTGCTTCATAGAGTTCATCTGTTTTATAACCAGCAATAGAACCATTCATGTTATTCTTAGCAAGCTTTACTTGGAAGGCTGCAGCATCGGCATATGGCTTAGGAGTATTAACACCAGCAAGATAGTTATTCCATAAGTTACCAATAGTATTTTTAGTATGGTATGCTGGACGAGCACCTAGAGACCACATCTTCCACCAGTTCTGAGCACCATCATATACTTTTAAGAACTTACTAATCTCTTCAGTGTTTGTCAGAGTCTGATATGATCTGTTAAGACGCTGTGCTACTTCAGGGGCAAACTTCACACCTGGAATCTCAGGGACTGTGACGTAATTTGCAGGAGCTGCGTCAGCACGAACTCCTAACTCCGAAGCTTTGTTTAAGAATCCACGACCAGCTATAGCGTTAGCTGCGTTAAACTCAGATACACCTGAAAGAATAGCAGGATCATCTTGGAAGAACTTAGTAGTTCCATAGATATTCTTAGCGTTGATCTCAGCTACTGTACCGTCAATGTCACGAGCTAGTGACTGAGGTGTCTTAGCAGAAGGACGGATACCAAAGAAGTTCTTAGCTCCTTTGCTATTTAGAATATCATCTGCTTCCTTAGTTAATATGTGAGGCATATAAGTCTCACCTAAGTCACCAATATCAATACCAGCAGCTCTTTGTTGTTCTAAGATCTCACGATTACGAGCTACAATCTTCTGCTCCATTATTCCAATAACATCATCACTAATGTTACCAGTCTCAATATCTTGTACGATCTTAGCTTTTAATTCGTTAACTGGAATGTTAGTCTGCTTAGATAATGCCTTAATCTGATTCTCTACTGCTTTAGCATTCTGAACACCTTCGATTCTAGCTTTGTCCCTAACATAACGATAGTCATTGAATAGCTTCTGAGCTTTGTCTACGTCACCTGTGTTAATATTAAATGCTCTAAACAATTCATTATCTGCTAAGCGAGAAGTAATACCAACAGAATTATCTACTGTCTTAGCAGCAGTCTTAGCTGTATCAAAGAAAGGCTTAACTGTTCCTGTTTTGAGAGGATCAACAATAACATCTCCCATAAAACCAAGGAGCATAGACTTAACTGGATTGTTGCGACGGAATTCATCAGGCAAAGCTTCTTGGAAGGAAGCCTTCTCTTCTCCTTTAATACCACGAATACTAGCCTTCTGAGCATTTGCTAAGTTCTTATCAGAAAGAATCTCCCATATCGGAGCACCACTCTTAAACTCAGGAGTTTGTCCGATAGCTTTTAGATACGTAGAGGTAGCTTGGAAGGGACGACTAAGGATCTCGATAGAATCAAGTAAGAAGTTACCAGTAGATTTACCAGCTTTTTGTACATCCTCAGGCAAAGCATTGTAGCCAGCACTAAAGATACTACCAATTTTACTAGCTACTTCTTTAACTGGTTCGGGGATAGCCTGAGAAATCTTATCGATAGCTGCTTTGTTTGTCTCAGCTACTAAAGGATCTACAGCAGGAGCTTGTTTACCTGCAGCAGCTTCTCTATTAGCTAACTCAGTTAAGACAGTAGTGAGTTGTGCTTGCGATAGATTATCAGGTACTTCATACGTAGAAGAACCTACTTGATATGTAGCCATGTACTTCCTTATTTAACTTTTGTAACAGGAATACCGTTAATTGTGATAGTACCAGGAGCTGTGGTAGCTGGCTTAGCAGCAGGTGCAGCAGGAGGAGGAGCTCCGACAGCAGACGGAGGAGTAATTGTTACATTCCCTTTACCAGTCCAAGGATCACGTAATGCTTTAGACTGTGCGTTAACAAGTTCAGTATTAGCAAGATTAGCACCACGCAATGGCTTAGTAGGATCTAAACCAGCAGCTCTAAACAGTGCTATCGCAGCCTCACGCTCAGCGTTCCAGCGATCACCAGCAGTGAAGTTATCACTAGCAAGCTTATTAAGTTCTTTCTTATTCTTTTGAATTTGAACTTCAATGTTTTCTTTATTGAGGAGTTTAATCTCAGCTTCTACTTTTTCTTTTGTTCCTTCTTTCTCAGCTACTTTGTTCATTGCTACATATCGACGGTATTCAGGGTCAGTAGTTAAACCAAACTTCTTAGCAAAGTCTGCCATCTCTGCAACAGTTGTTGGTACTGGAGTTTCTTCTTCACTCCATCCTTTACGAGTAGCTTTTTGTAGCACACTTATCTTAAGAGGATCAGCAAAAGTATCTACTATTTCAGGATTCTTTTGAATTGCAGTCACAGCATCAGCATATGTCTTAGTTTCATTTGCTTTAAATTTAATATACTCAGCTTGTGCTTGAGCTTTAGCATCAGGATACTCAGCAGGAAGTGCGTCAGCAACAGCTTTGTAATACTCCGCAGTACCTACTTGATACTGTGTACCAATGTCGTTAAGAACTTTAGAGATATCAGCAATCTTTTTGTCTACTGGTGTCTCAGTTAATCCTAAAGCAGTTCCTCCGATCTGAGCTAAAGCAATACCCATCTTTTCATAAGGAGAACTAGCTTGTGTATACAGATTAGACCACAGCTTTTGTTGCTGCATGGAGTATTCTGCAGGATCGACTCCAAATAAACCTTTAGCGAATGTAGTTGCCATGATTATCCTTATTAAGAAACAGGAGCAGTTGCAGGTTGTCTAGAAGCACCATATGCCTGAGCACCTCCACTAATTAAGCCACTCCAGAAGCTGGCATTAGCAGCGTTAGCAGCAGCAGTCGCACCGTATTGTGTTTGTGCAGCTTGTGATAGACCTTGTTGATAGATATTAGCACCAGCAGTTTGACCTGGCTGAGCAGCTTGACCTAGCTGAATACCTAGCTGATACGGCATCTGAGCCATTTGCTCTACTTGACCAGCAGCTCCTAATGTAGCAAGCAATGGTTGGAATGCCTGACCATATGTTGCATATTGAGTGCCTAATAAATTAGCACCAGTTCCAAACAGACCAGTACCAAAGGCAATACGTTGTTGTCCTGCTTGTTCAGCTTCAGCAGCCAGCTGTAAATCTTGATTAGCTAATGCATTATAATATGCTTGTAACTCAGGAGACGTAGGAGCAGTTCCTGTGCCTGTCTGTACTCCTAATCCTCCACGACCAGTAGCAAAG